CTGCTTGATTTATAACTCTTCTAAAAATTTTTGTTATACCATTCACAACAGGTTCTCTTTTTGTGATCGTATAAGATATTAATCTATTATTTACATCAAAATTTGGTATTTTTAATCTATTAGGTTCTCCTTTTTTATTAAATGGTACCGAAAAATCAATGTCGTCAATTGTTTCAAAAACTTGACCTCCACCTGAAACTTGTGCACCACTCTTTAATATACCCAAATATCTAACATCTTCTTTATCCCCTCTAACATCTACTGTAATTGAGAAATCACACAACGCAACTGATGGTCTAACTCCAGGTAATCTAATACCATATGTTTTTGCAATATGATATAATGATTGTCTTTGTTGTGCAAAATCCAACATAGTTTCCTGCCAAACTCTATCAATGTGAAAGTGTAAGTTATCCGCAACCGCTGCGTTAATATCTAATAACACCGAATAAATTGATGCGTCGTTAAAATTTTTAACTAAATCGGGATAGTAATTTTTAGTTAATGTTACTAATTCATTTCTTAATCCCTGAAAATCTCTTGTTGCGTATGATATCTGTTTACTCATCTTATATGTTTAAAATTATAAAGTCGGAAGTTGAAAATGACCCGTTATTAACTGTATATTCTATTTTAACTACCGCCGTATATGGTTTTGTTGATTCATCAGAAACTCTAAATAATCTTTCATCCTCATCTTGTGCAACGCTTCTTTGTCGATTTGGGTCGTCTTCCGCAGATGTTATAGATATATTTGTAATATCTAAGTTTGGTATAAATTTTTTAACCCCTTCTCTGATTTCTTCTTCAATTAAATTATAAGTAATCGCATCATTTTGATCAAAAATATATTGATATATTCTTGTCCCAAAATCAGGTAAGTAATATCTACTACCTTTTCTTGTTAAAATAAGGTGTATAAGATTAGCTCTTACCTCCTTTTCAGGGATTTCAGTCATATTAAGATAGTCTCCTTTGGGGCTATCTCTAAATGGATAATCAATACCGTACGTTACTGCCATATTCAATAAATATAGATAAACCTAAAATGGTTATGTATCCTCTTTTAATTTTGAATTTCCTTTTATTATATGTGGAGGGTCATATGGACAATTTGCACATCCATTGGAACAGCAATACCCTCTCTTCTGTAAAAAGAAAGAAGTCAGGACCATAAGCCCCGACTTCTCATCTATGTAATAATCTACTCCTTCCTCTAATTTCATTAGATACTTGTCACATCACATTGTGCTCCACTACAAGCCTGAGCCGCATAATCGGAAATACTCTTGTATTGTGGTTTATCCAAAATAGTACCAAAATCAACTTCTTTAAATTGACGAGTAATGGTTTCCCACTTATAGAATAAGTGAACGTCTTTTAAACAATAAACCATCTTCTTCAAATCACCTTTAAAGTAATTCTTAGCAAATTTCTTCGCTCTTGACAACCAATATTTCTTTAACAATACTTGTTCTCTTGTTCCCGTAACTTGAATTGACACGTCTAATAAAGTATCAGTTGCTAACCATAAATTATTTTGGAAATAATGTAATCCGTCAATAATTAAACCTGACGCTAAGATTGAACCTTTACCATATGTTTCAACAATTTCATCAAGATTTAATACTGATGTAAATGGTGCTTGGTTGAAATCTTTATCTCCGTAGTCTGACATGAAACTAACCGCCGTGAAGAAATCTCTTTGTTCCCAAATGTAATCAACAATAGCATCTTTATCATCAATAATAACCGTACAAGATGTGTTGTGATTAACCGGCATGTAAGCACATAACTCAGGATTAGTTCCGGCATTTACCCAATGTTGTTGAACCAACTTAATCAATTCAAGGTGTTTAATTCCTTTCATATCTTTTTTGAATAAACCAACTTTTGGATTTTCAACAGGAACAAACACAACATAATCTGATTTAGTTGAAGACCATACACTTTCTTCTAATAAGAACTCCATATTTTCTTCTAACCATTTTGCGGTATTACTTTCTTTGTTCAACTGCATAATACGGAAATACTTTTCAGAATGTTCAGGGTGAATACCTGATGCAGTTCCTAATACTACCGATGCGTTACCTGATGGTTTTACACATGTAGTTCTTGCCGCTTGATTAATACCAATTACTGCCGCTAATTCTTTATTGGCATCTTTTACAGCTTGTGCACCTTCTTCTAATAATTCAGCATTAAATAATTTAGGATTGTTCATCCAACCTGTAATACTAACACCTAATAAAGCCTCTCTTTCAAAGATTGCCTTACTTGTTTCACCTAAATAAGGGAAATCAGTATAACCCGCTTGTAATGTACCTAAGAAAGACGCATCTCTACAAGCTTTTAAAAATTTCTCTTTAGTTGTGGCCTTCTCCGCGTTAATCTCAGTTAAGTTACAACCTTGGATACCAAATTTAGATTTGTTATCTTTAACGTATTGTTCAACTTCATCATATTTGATTTTACCAAAATCAATTGTATCTAATACAGGGATTTTTAAAATCTCAAAACATGGGTTGAACATATCAAACCAACTATTTGCAAATACAAACCCGATATCATTTGCTCCGTCGTTTAATTGAACTAAGTAATTGAATTGTTCTTTTTTAACTTCACTTCTCAATAATAAAACTGAGTTATTACTACGACCTCTTTGTGGGTTTTCCATTCTCCAATTACCAGTCTTAGCGTGGATCATTTCATCGTCGTTAGGGTCAACAATCATATTCAACGCTGAACGTCTAACACCACCTGATAATACCGCATCTGCTGAATGACAAATAATATCAAATGCTAGAATTGGACGAATTTTATCTCCTTCAGTTGTAATCCATTTTTCAATTAATGTTTCAATCTTTTCTAATGATTGTTTTAATCCATCGGCGCCAGGTGCTTTGAAACCACCGCTGATGAATGCACCTTTCTCACGAATTAAAGAATAATCTAATTTAACTTCGTATCCCGCATATTCAGGGAATGGTTGATCATCAACAAAGTAAGATGATAATAACACACCTAATGCGTTTGCCCATCCTTCGATTGAATCTTCGATATAGAATGTTTTAGTTCCTAAAGTTCTCTTTTGTATTCTACTTAAATTGTTTACAAAAGGAATTAGTAATCCTCCACCAAATCCACAACCAGATAATGCCAAATAGAAAATCTCTTGGAATACTCTATTACGAGCAATGTGTCCTGATGTACAGTTAAACATTCTCGTGTTATGTTTCATAATTTGTTCATGTCTGTATTGTAAGTTTCTTTGTGAAGCCAATACAGCTTGATCTTTCATACTTTCAACGGCAGATTGTAAATATGGTTCAATAGCATCCGCGTATTGTACATATTTTTTTCTGTGTCCGTCAATTATGTTCTCACATGCATCTTCCCATGTTTCGTACCTTTTTTCGTCTTCTTTCCATTTAAAATAGTCTGAGTGTAACTTCAAGTCACTCAGAAATTTTTTACCTTTCTGCATTTGTGTTCTCTTTATTTTTTGTGTTTATTAATTACTTACTTGCCACTTGTTGTCTCCTCTTAAACGCTTCGGCGGCTCTATTAGCGTTTATCTGAACCTTTTGCTCTTCGTGTCCCAATAAAGTGTTTTGAGACTCTGTATCAATAAGAAGGAACTCGTTATTGAATTTACAGTTTTGGAAAACAACACCATCTCTACCAATACGTGATTTTAATAACGTAAGTGTTGCCAAATTATGTTCTTTTTGTTCTAATGTTTTACCAATAGATAATATAACGTGAGCAATTTGTGCTTTCTTAATAGAACCACCCATTTGGTCGCCCGTTACAACTTCTGATGAAATTGATTCACGATTACCTTGTGTTGCAGTCCATATTGCCATTTCAAATTCAGATGTCATAGACTCTAAACTTCTCATAACTGATCCTTCACCTTTCCATTCTTCACCATTTGTTGATTTATCAGTTGATACACAATCAACATAATCTAATACTAATAAGTCAACTTTTTTACCTCCCTCCGAATTCATCTTTCTGATTTTATTTTTAATCTCAGAAACGGTTACATTATCACTAGCTAATTTTAATAACTTCAAACTACCCTTAGATTTAGCCTGAGCCTCTTCAACTTTAGCCTTAACTTCTTCCTTAAATTCAGGTTGAGAGTCAGGTGCAATTTCAGTCCAAATCGTATAGTGTTTTCTTTTAATATTACCCGGATTGTCTTCAAAGAAAATCTGAACAACGTTATAACCTAAGTTATATGCGGTATTCGCAAACTTAGTAAGTAAGGTAGTCTTACCAGTACCCGTAGGTGCTAATACAACCCCCAATTCTCCGATCCCTAACCCACCCTTAAGTAAGTTGTCGATTCCCACAATACCTGTCGGTAATGGGTGTCTAAAGTCCTTTTCTAACGCCCCATCAATATCATGGAATACATCTGTTGCTTCATCGTTGGAAATACCAACTTGTAATGCTTTTTGGATAATTTCCTCAATCTTATTGTAAGCCTCAAATTCACCACTTTCAATAATACTCTGTACACTCTTTAACTCTCTTTTCAAGTTTTGTTGTTTACAGAAATTAAGTGCTGTATCTTTTACATATTCGATTTGAGATTCATTATTCTTAATTGCTTCTAACGTATCCACATGAATTTTAGAGGAATCTTTGTTTCCACCTTCAGCCATGATTTTCTGTGCTAATGTATTGTAATCAGGGATTTTGTTGTAATTTTTATACAACTCCTTTGTGTTTTCCATAATAAATCTAAATGAGTTATTATCAAAAAACTTACTCTCTAATACATCAATAATTGTTTCTCCGTACTTCTTATCTTCAATAATTGCTTTGATAAGGGATTGTTGAAACGAAAACCCCAAATACCCAAAATTCCTTTCTTCCATAGTGTTTATTATATATTGTTTTTTCTTATAATTCGTATCCTAAATAACTTGTCTCCAATTCTTCCGAAGACAAAATGTCTGTCAAATCTGACAAAATTCTCTTCAATCTTGGACGGATATCCACCGTGTATCTAGCCTTTGGATGGTAAAGATATGCGGGGAATAGTCTTTGAATAAATACATCCTCGCCCAACTTAATTTCCAATAAAAAATGTTCTTTTTCTGAAGTTGCCGTCTCATCCACAACCTCTGTATTGAGGATATAGTTTTGATTCTCACATAGATAGTTGGAACTTTTTATTTTCAAATCTTCCATGAAATCCTCACAAATATTTTTTACATAATAGTGAAGATCCATTGAACGTCTAGCTTGATCAATATGATCTCTAACGTTAAAAAATCTTTGACATACGATATGTCCTTCTAATGACAACAAAAATTCAAATTTTGTTATGTTGTCTTGGTTTTGGTAATCTCTACTCATAGGGTCTTACTTTAATTGTTTTTTTTATATTGTTGTTAATATTTTTTTCTTTTCTTGTTAATCTTAGAAAAGGGTTTAAAAAATTTATCCAAGCGTCTTCTGATTTTGGTAGGACGTTGAAGAGCCCGTCCTCTTGCATCATCTTCATTGCGTTTTTGTATGATCTACCTTCTTGGTCTAATGGTTCATTTATTAATAGGTTAATAACCTCTTTTGCTTCGTCAGTTAAAAACGGTTCATCCAAACTTACAATCCTATTGTTTACGTCGAAGAATTCCTCACCAAGAACACCATGTTTTGTTACACCTGTTAATAAATTAGCAATTAACTTATTATGTTTGTCTTGTTCAAATAATAGGTTACATCTATCTTTAACCTGATCAACTGTAATTGGTTGATTTTTTAGTTCAGGAACTAAAGACAATAATCTTTTAAGTCCCATTCCTCTTATTCCTGCTATGTTATCTGATGAGTCACCACAAATCATTTTAACTAAACGAACATTCTCTATGAGAATTTCTTCGTGTTCGTAAACGATTATATCATTCTGTGAATATAATTTCCTGTGTGAAGGATTGTAAACTTGTGTGTTTTCTGAAACGAGTTGAGTTAAGTCCCCGTCTGATGAATAAATAATTTTTCTTTCTTCGGGTGAGTTTTGAGTATAGTAAGCGATGTTGTCATCAGTCTCACAATACTCAAATTCCCCTTGTCTTACATATAGTTCTTCAAGATATTGTTTAATTCTATCTCTCTGATATAAGTAAGATTGTAAATCTTCTTCTGTTCTAACTCTTTGTCTTCTGTTTTCCTTGTAGTGAGAATAAATCCTTCTTCTACTTTGTGATCCTTCTTGACCGTCCCAAAAAACAACAATCTTGTCTAATTGGTATTCCTCAAAAGATCTTCTTAGGGTGTTTAGAAAGTGGTAGATACCACCGATGTGAGTTCCCTTATAAAACACATTCTTCGCTCCGTAATAACCAATAGTTAATAGATTATCCCCATCAACAAGTAAAACCGACATTTGTTAAATTTAAAGATCACTTTCTTCTGTTACAACTTCTACGTCTGTGATGTCTGTAACATTAACACCTAACATCTTACTGATGTAATCACCACTTTCTTTTTTATAATCCTCGATAGATTTCTTCTCTTCAGAATCTTCTCTACCTGGCATAAATCCGTGTGATGTAACCAAGATACGTCCATCCTCATATCCCAAACCATTGATGTGGTTTTTCATAATTGAGATTTTCGTTCTTGTTGCAATTTTTACTTTTCTCTTATCTTTTGTGATAGAGATTTTTGTTGTTCCTGCTCCTTTTTGATTTCCAAATAAGAATACGATACTTGAGTTTAACCAAATTGCCTCTCCACCTTTTGCTTTAATCTTCGGTTGTCCGAAAGGATTGTCAGGTAATTCTACCCAAGGTTGGTTAACAATGATTAAAGAGTTCGTATAAGGTTTATCAGTTCTTCTTGAACCTGAGATACGTTGGTTGATACCCATTCCAATTTTGTCCGCTAAAACCGACGCATTGTGTTGTTTACCACCTTTACCATCGTAAGTCATTTTACATGGAACTGAACCAACTGAATCCCATAAGATTAATAAATCGTGAGGTAAATCTCCTTTCTCTTGTGCATCTAATAATTCATTGATGTAATCTGTGATTTGTTCAATGTACTCAAAATCACTGTTGAAAAGATAATCTCCGTTTCTATCAAATCCCATTAATTCAGCGTGATCCCAACTCCATTTTTGTTCAGTAATAATAAACACAGGAACAACACCTTTCTTTTGAGCATCTACCGCTGACTTTACAAGTGCGGTTGTTTTACCCGTATCACTATGTCCTAATAACATATTGATGTGACCCATTGCAGGACCCGGAATACCACATGCGTCCAAGAAGGCATTACCCAAATCGAAGAAACGATCTGGTTTGTACTCGGCTTCTTTAGAGAATTTCTTCTTAATTGCCGAAAAGTCTGTTTTTTTAATACCTGCCATAATTTGTTTTTAAAAATGGGGTTTCTGACGTTATCTCCACCCCTCCGTTAATAATTAGAACGGTAAATCACCGTCAACATCTGCATCGTCTTGTGGATCAACAACAGGAGTAGAAGACTTCGGTGCTCCGATAGTTTCTTCTGTTGTTAAATTAGAAACCCATTTGCTACTTGCGGTATCCCAACGTGGAACTTCACCTCTTGCAACCATTTCTAAATAATCTTCACCCTTTTTAGAGTAAACATCAGACCAAGTTAACTCATCATCTAACCACGTTTTTGCAACGTCTGCGTCAGTATGTAATGGACTTGGGTCGTCGTTTAATACTGAATTGATAACTGTGTACTCTTTACCTGTACCCGCTTTTGTTAAAGCTAAAGACAAGATCAAATCACGACCATTTTCAGGATTGGTAACATCTCCTTTATTACGGAAGATTGGGAAGATTTTATCAATAACACCGTCACCTTTGTGATTATGTTTAAATCTCCAAAATTTAACTCCATCAGATTCATGATCACGATCGATCACTTTAACGATATAAAACTTACGAGAACGGTAGTTACGTGCTAATTCTTTGTCAGAATCTACACCACTCATCATCAATCCTTCGTAAACCTCATTTAATGGAGAACGTTTTCCTTCTTGTGCTGGGTCATATAATTTAACCCATTTTCCGTCTACTTGAACTTCGTGAAACTTTACTTCTACAAATGGTGAAGAACCATCTTTTGTAGGTAAAATACGGATACGTCTTTCTTCACCTTTAGAACCTTTTTGTAATACGGTTGTGAAATAACGTTTTAATCTATCCTCTGAGGATATCTTGTTGTTGTTGCCACCTGTGGCGTTTTTGTTTTTCTCGTACTGTGCAAGTACTGCATCAAATGTACTCATAGAATTAAAATTTAAATTATAAAATCATTTATGTTATAATATACATAAAAAAACCCAGACTATAAAATCTGGGTTGAATTATTTTTAAAGTATTTTTTTGTTACCAACTAATCACATAATCGTTATTGGTACCCATGAAATTGTTCTTAGTCTGAATTTTATAACCATAATTTCTTAATGTGGTTACTATCGCGTCATTCACGTATCTTGGGTCTAAAGTAATTTGATATTGTCCTTGAGCTGTTGCTCCTGATATTAAACCATCG